ATCAAAATCACTACAATTGCGGCAATAATAGTTTGAACTGATACCAATGAAGATACTTCCTTAACTAGAATGGGTTCCTGATTGTTGGGTAAATCTCTTGGAAGTGCACCCCTGAAGTTATAAACAATGATGGGTCCATCTTTATCGGTCGTGACGCCGCCAGCAGTTATGCGTCCAAGTATTGCTGGTCCCAATATCTTGGGAAGAACGTTCTCTTCCAGATGTTCTCCAAGTGTTCTTGAATTCATCGGTTCCGTTAGAACGTACTTTGCAATAGGTTTGGTACGTTCGGCATGATATACTTCAACGCGATCACCGGTCATGTACATGACGAAATTCTCCAACTGGTGCCCCAAGTGAGATTCGAACTCACACGTGTCGGACGTTTTAAGTGTCCCGCATATACCAATTCTGCTACAGGGGCTTCTTGTTTAGTACTGTTCTTGCATGAACTCTTCTACGTTCACGACTCTCTTCACTAATGTTCAATTTGTAACCACCTTTCCCTGTGTTCCAACTTTTGCTTTTGGTGTTCTTGGGGTAGATTCCGTTTTCAACGGCATCGTGGTGATTCTCTGTTGCGGTACCCCAGTATAAGTGTTTGGGGTTTGAGCATCCATCATTGTGGCACGCATGGCACAACTGAATTCGATTATTTCCCTGTGGGATGTCGGTATTTAGATACTGAGCTAGAACACCTTTATGGACTGTAGAGTTTCCTCCACGCTCTAGACATTCATCGATGAGAACAAGATGTTCTTGTCTCTCAGACTTTGGTGTCTGAATCCAAACCTCAAGTAACTTCATTGGTTTTATCTTTCACTGACATGTATGTTCCAATGAAGTATCCGAAGATCATCGGAACAAGAAGCCAGTTGTCATGAATGTACTCGATGCTAAGGATGCCACCTGACATGGCGATCAATGCACTGAAGGTTGCGGCTAGTAGACGCCTACCACCTGAGGTGTATTGGATGTACTTAGCCCAGATCCAGTCAAGAATAGCGGCAGCGAAGAAGACGACTATCCACTTAGTTATCGGATTCAGATTCATCATCATCATTTTCATAATCCCTTACAGGACGTTGCTGTTGGCGGCTGTCCTGATGGCGTTTCTCTTTCCATTCGCGACGCTTCTTCTTCGTGTCGCGACGGTCATAAATCTCGTTACGGTCGTTGCCGTACACTTCTCGCTGATTCATGCTACTTAGCCTTTGCTTCCTCTTTCATTTCGAACACTTTGTAGAGACCCAATTCGTGACCGTAGGATTCAATTTCCCACGGACTGAAATAGTACTTCTCGCCTTCACTCCAATTGGTGTAGCGCTTGCCCTTGTAGCGAACGTCACCATTGGCGTAATCAAACGATTCGTGATTCAGAACTTGTTTCACATGCACCAGTTCATGTCCAATACACAACATCGCTTCTCTCAATTTCTTCATGGTGGACTTCATGCGTTTGCGTGAAGTTACTTCATTCGTGGAGACTGAGATGGTGAAGTGTTTCTTACCGTGATCGATGCCGTCATAGGTCATCCACGCCTTGTACTCGACCATCTCTTTGCGTTCTTGACCCTTCAGGGTGCGAGGGTCTACGAATCTGATCACGATGGTTGATTGCTCCTGCACGGCCGGGGCAACGAAATGATCCATCACATAGGTGGTAAAGCGACGAAGTAGTTTCTTCTCGCTTGACTTAAGAAACTGCCCACTTTTGATGATCAGCACAAGGGATTCTCCTCAGTGAGTTACCCTATATTTATCTATCCTACTCCCAGCAAGTGTAATAGTCAAACCTAGATTATGGTTGCAAAGTAAGTTGCTGTTTTCTCTAGACCTTCCTTCAATTGGATCTTTGGTTCCCAGTTGTAAAGGTTCTTAACCCTGCTGATGTCCGGGCGGCGCTGCTTTGGATCATCGAATGGCAACTGTTTGAAGACGATCTCGGATTTGGAATCGGTGACTTCAATGACGGTCTTGGCCAGTTCGATCATGGTGAACTCACCGGGGTTGCCGATGTTCAGTGGTGCTTCATAGACACCCTCAAGGACCATGAGCATGATGTCTAGTAGATCATCCACATAGCAGAATGAACGTGTCTGCTTGCCGTCACCGTAGATCGTAATTGGTTCGTTCTTTAGAGCCTGACAGATGAAGTTGCTGACAACACGACCGTCATCCTTGGCCATGTGTGGACCATAGGTGTTGAAGATACGAACGATGCGGGTCTCTAAATTGTACTTACGCTTGTACTCCCAGATGATTCCCTCACCCATACGCTTACCTTCATCGTAGCAGGCACGTGGACCATAACAGTTCACGTTACCCCAGTAACTCTCAGGTTGTGGATGCACACCGGGATCACCATAGACTTCACTGGTGCTGGTATGGAGGATGCGAGCGCCGTAGTGCTTGGCTGCCTTCAGCATGTTCAGAAGACCCTCAGTGCTCGCTGAGATAGTCTGGAACGGTGCGTTCTGGTATGCAACCGGAGATGCAGGACACGCCAAGTTGAGAATACGATCAAAACGGGCACTGTCGTTCTTAAAATCGAAATCTTTGATGTCACAATTTTCGATAGCCACAAATCCACTATCATGCTGCAAATCATTCAAGTTATTGCGGCTGCCTGTGATATAGTTGTCCACCACGTGCACATGATGGCCTTCTTTGATGAGTCGTCTCGTCAGGTTCGATCCAAGGAAACCGGCACCACCAGTTACGATATAATTCATACCAGTTCCTCGTAGATACCAAGTGCCTCACTGATCAAAAAGATCGCTGATACGAGAGGCGCGAACTTCCACAGAAGAATACTTCCGGTGATGCGTAGGCTCGACTTGATTAAAGATATGATGAGGTGCTTCTTGGGATCTGGAATGTTCATACGTTCACCGCCACATTTGCTGCTGCTAAAACCTTGATTGCCTTTGCTGTCATCTGTGCATGCTCCACGATATTCTCGGCCATCTTGTTGCCTTCTGGGCATCTCTTGATGAGAAAACCTTGCATGTCGCTGTAGATGTAATTGTTCAGAAGGATGTAGATTGGATCTCCCAATGTACCTACATCGTGGCGAGGACCACCGACTTCATGATAAACGATGTTGAATTTGTGACCGAAACCATCAGGGTGCATCTCATACTCACAAACCTTTCCATTCTTTGGAATGAACTTGATGATGTTGAAGACGTAGGATCTCAGTGGGCCAGTCTTGAAGAAGGAGATAGCATCCCACTCGTCAATCTTCAGATCCAACTTCTTCTTTAGATCTTCGATGTTTGGTCGGCTATACTTGTACTTGAGGAACTTATTTCTTATTGACATGTTCTACACCGAATCTGGCGAGGTAGTAGGAATCGACAATATCAGTCACGGGTGAAGAGACACCGGTACGGTCTGGGAACATATGGGCCATCAAATCTACACCAGACTCACATGCGAAATGAGTACACATCTTCTGCTTGTCAGCATTACCCTTGCCGGTGGCGAACTTCTTGAGAACTGTTGGTGGCACAATCTCGAATGGAACCTTGTTGAGCCACAGGAAGTACTTCAACATTCCAGCATGCTCCGCGATGTTGAAAACCTTACCCTTGGAACCCATTGAATAGCCTTCCACGAAGAATCTAACTTCTTCACCAGCCGTGATGAAAGGAACCAACAGTTGTGTGGCGATATTGACGAAGCGCTCAGTGTCATTGGTATATTCTGGGATGGGCTTACCGATCATTGCGGCTGCACCAACTTCCCACGACTTCTGCTCACCGGGCTTGGCGCTCAGATACATGAAACCGGCATGAGCGAAATCGGCTGGCCACTCTGGGTTCATGAAACACAGGCATGGACATGTCATACTATAATCAACACCAACTACTATCATTCTATATCTCGCATTGTCCGCTGCTGCACGCCAGCGTCTGACTTCCTATGGTTGTATCAGTCTCTTCGTTGAATAGTGTCCAGTCGATGACTGGTGGTGCTACCTTGACGAGTTCTTTGTACTTGGCCTCATCGATCTCTTCGTAGGGCGCTTGTCTGTAACTTCCGTTATCTCTAGGGAGGAAGGAGACACCAGATAGAACATGGATGTTCTTAAACACCCACGCGCCCACCTCAAGCCACTCATCTTCCCCAACGTAGACAGTGATCGACGGCTTGTGCTCACAGTAGTGCTCCTGAAGTACCTTCCAATGTTCCAATTGTTGAATTGCTGTCAAATCATGACGGGTTACGCAGTCATCTGGTGCCTTGGTTGGGAAACCGAACACCCAATTGTTCTTGGCGTAGAAGTCTTCCTCAACCTTGAATCCTTTGTCTATCATGAACTGAGCCATTGGGTCTGTCTTAGCCATGCGAATTCTACGGATATAGAACTGGGCATAGCGAGGATGGATGCCAGAGGCTGTATCGGTCAATTGGCTGACAGTACCGGATGGCTTCACACAAGTGATGGCCTTTGAAGCCTCAATCTTGAGGATTGCAGCGTATTCCTTGTTGGTGTCTACTGCCGTCTCGCGAAGGGCATTCAGCCACGTCGGAAGTGACTTGTTGGTAGCGTCACTAAGAGTCTTATGGTCCATTATACCAGTTAGACTCACTCCAAGCAACCTTTCCTCTTCCGTATTGATCTTCCACTTCTTGTTGATGTAGCGGAACTCAGAAACAGCGGACTGAAGGGTGCCAAGGATCGTGGCTAGTTTGACCTTGCGCTGAAGATCAACCAGACGGTCACCTTCGCGCACAATCACCTCAGAGAGGTTGCAGAACTGATAGGGGCGCAGAATGATCTCTGAGCATGGGTTGGTACCCCATTCATGCTCTGGGTCTCTGCGACCGTTCTTTGCCACCTGTGTTTTGGATGCCTGACGTGAGAAGATTCCACGCTCGCCCGATTTTGAGGCGTAGAGTGCCATCCATTCATTCAGGAACGTCTCCATGTCTGGCTTGATGGTGTAGACGGCTGAATTGTTCGATAGTGCGCGATGACCATCCGTCATGAACCAGTTACCTGATTTGGCGTGACGAATCTTGTCATCGTTCAAGTCGGATAGGGATATCATCGCTGAGCGACGGACACCACCAGAAACTACGATGTCAGCGATCTTACACGCGATGTCATGACATTCAAGTGTACTGAGTCTACGACCACGTGCCTTCTGGAAGATTAGTATTGTAAATCTGAATAGATCAACAAGGGGCTCGGGACCAGATGCTCTCCCACCGAACGTCTTGAGTCTTTCTCCAGATAGACGAAGTTTACTGACATCCCAACACGCAATCTTCCCAGACCATAGTAACGATAGGAACTCGCGATACCCAGTGGCCCATCCAAGTTTAGAATCTTTAATGACAATGGTAGTATCGGTATCGTGTAACTCATCTGGCACCTCTGGTAGTTTGTTAGTATACTTGCTTTCCACTGAGAAGCCGACACCAACGCCGCACATGCTCAGATACATGATCTCATCAAAAGCCTTGGCATTGTCGATGGGGATGTAGGAACAGTTGTAACCTGCAACCTGATCCTTATCCAATGCTTCACCAGCCGTCATGAGTGCACGCATCGATGGCATGATCTCAAGATTGATGATAGCGTTCTTTAGTTCATCCCAAGGAATCTCTTTACGCTTGTTCCTCTCTCTAAAGTAGGAGATGTAGCGTTCGACAGTCTCTTCCCAAGTCTCTCTACGTTTAAGGTCATCCCTGTATCGTGCGTAGCGTGATTGATGTATAATTTGCTGATAGGCTGAAGGCAAAGACATGTGTAATCCTTGTGATTGTTCTTCTTGGGATTTCGTATTTAGATCTTGCGTTCCTGTAGGAACGCACTAACCGCAATAGGTACGATTGGTGTGATCAACTTCAGCATCGCATCGGCATAAACTCGAATCTCATATTGTGAGTGTTCGTGTAAACGGAGTTCCAGAAAATGGAACAAGTTGTGTAGATCGACAGTGGCAAACATACGTGAATATGCTGCGACTGGAAGGACTGTGCGGGCAAGTTCACGTGGTGTGCCCCATTTCAAAAGAATGTCATACGCTTCCAGACTCAACTTGTTCTGATTGATCATCATCTGGTGAATGACATTAGCACGTTGATTGACTTCAGTCGTACGCATCTGTTTATTGTCTTTGGATTGTGTTGTGATCTTGTCCATGTCTGGAACATAGCAACCCTCATCCAACTCAGTGTAGCGAGCACTGATCTCGTTGTAGGACCAAGTGCGATGGCGATGCCACTGACGGAACACGAAGATGGGTGCCTTGACTTCGAAGGTGAACTGAACGCATTCAAATGGACTGGTGTGTTTGTTCTTCCAGAGATACTTGATGAGTTTAGCGTCCTTGTCTTCTTCTTCAGCACGCCAGTCCGCGTTGTAACTGACGCGAGCAGATCGAACGATATCTAGATCGCCGCCCATGAAGTTAACCATGCGGACGAATCCCTTAGGACCGCCAACGCAAGGTAACACTTCGATCTTGTATTCGTCACGCTCACCAAACTCACTGTCAATCTTCACATCCAAAGGATCCATTATGCTCTTCTCCAATTCATTAGTTCAAACAATGCTCTGTTCCCATGATAGGAATGACCATCGATAAAGTCATGGATCTGCTTGGGTGTCCAACCACCCACGGCGAGATCGTTAAGATCCTTACCCTCATCGCTGTGAGGAAGGATTGAAATCCTGAAACCCAGTTCAATCGCCAACTGCATCTGCTGACAGATGACCTTGTTGCGTGGTGTGTTATCGAAAAGCAACGTTGATCTGCTGTATCCCTGCTTCTTCATGTGCTCAGCAACGCCTATCAAGTTGGCGTCAGCTGATGCCAGACAGTTGGGTAGGAACAGACTGTCGATAGGACCTTCCACAATGTAGAACGGATGATCGCCGTTGAATCTGTTCAGACCATAGATCTTCTTTTCATCCAGTAGTTTGATCGTCACATACCTGATAGCATTCTTGTTCAGTGCGCGCCCGATGACGTATGAAATGTAATTGTCATCATTGGACACCGGCAGGACAATACGGGCATCGTCCGGTACATCTTCCTTCCCGTGTTTGGGGAAGTCCAGATCAAGGAATGATCTATAATTCTGAGCGAAGTATAATTCTTCCCAAAACTCCTCTGGGATCTTCCTAGACGCGATATAAGCCCTTGCAGGATGACCCTCAGGCAGACTGGCGATAGATGGAATGGACAGTTCCTGAGCCACCCTGAGCGTTTCTAGGACGTTCTGGGGAGTTACGTCGGCAAGAGGCTCTAGAGTGTTCGAATTGTGGTTCTTGGCCAGAAACTTTTCGTAGGTATAGTCCTTGTGCTGGCTGGGATCTAGGAACTGGAGGAACTTGGTGAAACTGGCGCTATATTGGCAGTTGTGACACTTCGCAAACAACTTACCTTCGTGACGGAAGAAGTATAATCGTGCCTTGCGAGCGTTAGACGCACTGTCCCCACACACCGGACACGAACAGTTCCAGAGATTATCGCCTTTCTGTTTGAAATTGCGGAGTCTGCTCGAACTGAGCAGCATGTGCTTCACATCGATATGGTACATTATTATTCACAGGATCATTTGAGTCTGTTATGGTAACAGACTCGTATTATAATGTCTAGTCAACCATCCCCATCAACTTGCCGATGAAATGGAACAGACCCCACTTGTGTGTGAGTGCGCCAATGACCCACGTTAGACCGATGAGTGGATACTTCAAACGACCTAGCCATTTAGAAATGAAAGAAGGTTCCTGATCGGTGACCTTCTTGTCAATGGTGTCAAGTTTTTGATTGACCTGTTGTACGTCTTTATCGTCAAACGCCATTACTTTGCTCCACCACCGGCACCCAAATACCAACCAACGGCACTGACTACGGCGGATACGACTAGAGACCAGACCATTGCTGCGCCTTTCATCTTGTTGTGTCCTTTTTCTAAATCAAGGACGCGAGATTCTACCTTGGCATGTGCCTTAGTAGCATAGTCAAGTTTATCTGCCATTGCCTTGGTGGTGGCTTCAATACGACCAAGTTGCTGATTCTGGTCCAGTAGTGTCTTGAAGATCAATTCATTATTAGGTTCTGACATGATTACTTACTCCAATCTGGGTGCGGCTTACTGATCCAGCCATTTTGACCCTTATAATTGTACGTGCCTACGTGGTAGCCGTGCTTAGGATGGTTCGCAATCATACCCTTACCATTGTGCTCAGGTGAGATAGCATAACCGTGTTGTGTGGCTACTCTCTTCCAACTGGCGCGGCTGTGATGATAGGTGTACTGATCTGCTGATTCATCAACACCACCGGGACCAACCTTCTTTGGAAGTTTGTTCTTCTCAATCGCACGATTCTTCTCTAGAGTCTTGCGTGAAATCACACCCAATTCGACATTATTGAACTCTGGTGGGACGTGACCGGCTAGGTTTGAAACCTCAGCCTCATCTAAGGATGGCTTCTTACGACGAAGTAGAGCCTTGATGTTGTTCTTGCGCCTGCTCATCTGAGAAGCATGGTTGTCGGTTGCATTCTGGACATGACCGGGATCGCCAGCGGCACCAGCAGACATGGCTGGTGCATCTTCCTTTATCTTACCCTTTCTCCAGTCCAATGAAGTTGTCTGACCATAGAATGGTGCATGTTCACGACCGGTTGCTGCAATAATACCTTTCTGACGCTTGGGGAGATGTGTCTGATATGATGCCACACTGATATAACGCTTCAGTGTTTCCTTCTTCAACTCACCCAGTGTCTTCACAGCACCCGGCACTTCCTCAAGATCTTCCTTGACGTGATGGATACTGACACCCTTAGCGTCGCCAAGTGACTTGTAAGCGCTCAGTGCCGCTGATGAGTCCTTGTGTGGCTCGGAGTGCATAGGTGCACCGTGCTTCATCAAGTAATGACCGGGCTTACGTGAGGACTTTGAGGTGCTTGAAAGATGGTAGTTCGCTGTGTATTCATTACTACGACCTTCATGGACCTTAGGCTTGTGACTTGCAACAATGTGCTTTAGTGCTGTGTCGATGTGGCTGTCATTGGCATACTTGTAGATGTGATGACCCAAAGAGTGACCATCTGAATGCTGTGTGTGCATTACGCGAGAAGAGTGTAAAGCATCCCAACGGAAACGTGTTGGTGATAGACCTTTCTTATCGTATTCGGCTGCTGCGTGCGGGTGATCATCCAACACACGATGTACTGCTGACTTCAATGCTTCATAGTGCTCTGGCTTGATCTTCATCTGTGCTGCTTCAGCAACGGTCTCTTCCTTCACCGTGCGACGGTTAGCATGACGAACTAATGCAGCGTGGAAGTAACGCGCACGTGAACCATTGGCAGTCTTACCATTGTGCTTGAATCCGACTTCGTATGACTTGTCGCGAATGTGCATTGCGGTTTCGGATGGCAACGCATGGAAGTCACCATGTGCATTGTGCTTCGTTAGAAACTCATGTGCATCGTGTGGTGACATCTGACTCTTGATGCCTTCTTCTAGTTGTTTGAATTCGAAATCGTTCATGGCTACTTCCTCTTTCTTTGTCATTGCTTTACGCTGTGCAGCCAAAGCATCAATGTGGTCAATGGTCTCTTTCGCGGCTGGGAACTCTTTATGTGCAGCGGCGCTGTGCTTCGCAGACCAATGATGGAACTGTGGAGCGTAATATACATTCATCTGCTCTTTGGTGCGATGCTCATGTGGAATCTTCAAATAGTGTGACTGAAGCGCATTTATGTGCTTGTCATACTGATGGCTCAAATGTCTCAAATGATCTTTAGTCGCAGCGTTAGACTTTCGCGCACTCGCTACTTTCTGACGCTCTACTTCTTGGTGCTGGACTGATGTCGGTGGTTGTCCGTGAACTGTCTTCTTCAGATGCTCCAGCATCCTCGCATGTTCTAATGCTTGTTTTGCAATGCTACGATGATGGTGCACTGCTAAAGAGCGAGCATGGTCCTGATGTTCCTTAGGGGCATGGTGGAAGTCCACCATCTCAGGTTCATCGTGCCAGTACTTGAGAGTTGGATGTTGTGTACGAGTGCTCTTGCCAGACTTTGCATGCTTGGGGTGTACCTTATGTGCTTCAAGATCGGCAGCAGTCTTCATATGTGACTTATGCTCATGATGCATGCTATGTACGACCTGATCAGTTACGCTGTGGTCATGCTCTAGACACTTCTTGTCAGAACCGTGGCAAGATCCTTCGAACCAACGGAAACCGTGGTGTTCACCTTCGACCGTGTACCCATGCTTCGCAAGTGTCTGCTTCGTATTATGGAGAGCATGTTGACGACCGCAAACCTGACAATGAGCAGTATGTGTGTGGCTGTTCTTGGCTTCGAATATGCGTCTGACGGCTTCTGCTACACGACTTGGGCCGGTAACGTGAGCACGTGGGCTTGATGGACGACGTTCGCTGCCTTGACCACGGTTTGGTTCCTTCTGCTTACCAGACAAAGCCGTAAGGACACGCTTGGAGTCGTGTGCACGCTCCTGCTTGTTGACCTTCTGTGTATTCGTCTTTGTCTGATCCATTAACCTTGTCTCAACTTTGATATCGCAATTACTGAGCCTTCGTCTAATCTAATCTTACTTGTGTCATGATCCCTGCCGTTCACACCATGCACCATCTCAGGTAGCATCTTAATGAATATCAGGAACGGCTTGACGACTTCCAAGTCTCTTTCGTCAAGTTTACAAAACAACATACGGGTAGTTTCCATCCCGAATACATTGTAGAGTACCACAATGTGATTCATGATGAGCCTGTCCTTCAGTACTCCCGTCGAGTAGTACTTCGTCAGAAGTCTCTTCAGGTACAGAACCCTATTCATATCCTCTTCGAATTCGCTTACGACTGCACCGGGCTTTACGTAGGCTTTCGCAGCAAACAGGATGTAATTGTCTTCATTCACGTCATCAAACATAGTCTTAAATTTCGCCTGTGAAACCGCCTGTACCAGAGTGCCTTACCATCCTACCGTAAGGTGTCTCACCGTTAATATCCGCGCCGCCCAAATCAACATATAGGTCAGCGAGTTCTTTTGGAATGTCAGCCCAGATGAGCGCATCCACATCATCAGCGTCAACTATCTGTGCATACGCTTCATAAACACCAATCTCATCATTGCGATTCAACACAATGTAGAGATATAGATGGTTATCCCAATCGTTCTCTACCCCGGCCTTGACATCTGCGTCATGATCGGCATCGAGAATCTTGAACAGATACTCAACATCCAATGGAGCAGTCGGAAGACGCTTACCAGCCATGAGCATACTCAAGGCTTCTGGCGTGTTAGGTCCTTCGATCTCGATCTCACAATCCAACTTCGGCAATACGATTCCAGTGAGATCCATAGCAGCACGAATCGCATTGATGGCCACAGTTGGAGAAAGAAATGGCTTCTCCAAGATCTGGTCCAGCAACGTGTTCAATCTGCTGACATCAGCAGCATCGTTAACTATTGTCGGTTCTGTAATCATCGTCCGCTAGTATCTCTTGTAATTCTGCTATCGTCTGGGCTGCTGATTTGTGGTAGACACCAATTCCACCGGCAGATTCCCATTGCTTAATGTTCTTCTTGTAGTCATCAACCAGAATGTTGGGCACACCTTTTTGGTTCTTCGCCCAGTTCTGCTTGTCATCTCTCTTCACAACTAACAACTTGTACGGATGCACCTGAGTGTACTTCGCATTCCAGAGAATCTTACCGTCTCTACTGTTCTGCGCATTCACCTCACACCAACTGGCATGTGCCGTCAGGATGTAAGGGTCAAGTGGCTTCAGATAGGTCCAAAGCTGTTCATAGTCTGGTAGTGGCTTCAAGTTAGCCCAGAACTCTGGACCTGCCTTGGCGAGGATATCACCTCGCTCCTTCTCACCTTCCTTGGTGTTATAGTATGGGTCCATGTAGCCTTTGCCACAGGTTTCCAACACACCACCACGGAAGTCAACTAATACACCGTCATAGTCACAATACAGTTCATTATATAAAGTCATAATTTAGATTCCTCTGTCTGGTGCAGGAAGGTTCTGTCTTCCCCTGCCTGCTCTTGGATCAACCTTGATGATCGGATCGACCACCACTTCATGGGCAGGCTTGCCTGTGGCTGTTGTGCCACGGGTCTTGCCCAAATACTTTCTCTTCATTTCTGTCTGAGACTTTGACTTCTCAAACAACACATCTTCCTTGATGTGACCGGGTGAAAGCACGGTGAAATGAACACCATGCGACCAAACCTGTCCGTTGAGCCTTGTAGCGTGTTTATGTGCGGTCTCATGAGAATCAAAACGTAGTGCGTGGTCTCCGTTCTTAGAAACGAAATCCTTACCACCTTCCTTGCCAGTCCAATACACACGCTCGCCGTGTTCATTACGTCCGTGCACGAAATGTGCATTAGGGAACGTCTTGTGTGGATGACCTTCGTTGACTTCTTCATGAACTGGGTTGTTCTTCTTTAGACCATAGCGCCTGCCCTTGGACTTCAGATGAGCCTCAAGTTCAGGAACACCCATTCCATTATGACCATGACCACTACTAGTGCTCGTAGAAGTAGACCAATGCTGGCTTCCCGTATGTGAAGCATCACTGTGGGTGCTTACGTTATGCGTACCATGCTTGTAGGTATGGCTGATGTACTTGGTGCCATTTGCTCTGTTGATTGGTGTTGAATGGCTGTAGTTGTAACCGTGCTTTGTGATGGTTGAGTGTAATGGGTGATTCTGGTGCTCTGGATCATGACCTTGACCACTTGAGTTTGCATTGTGAATCGCTTCACTCATGTGACCCTTGCGTGTGGTGTGATCATAGTGACCAATCTTTTTGCCATTGTGATGGGCTTCGGTGCGACCACCAGCATTCTTGATTCTGAATGCCACTTCACTACCTTCCTTACCCCTCTTCTCCATCTGTTCGTGCCAATCGGCATAATTCTCAGTGACGAACTCTTCCTTGTGCATACTCTGTTCTTTAGCCGCGAAACCACCCTGTGGGGTCGTGCCAGCATACTTATCCTGCCATGACGTATCGCGTTTAGCAGCACGTGCGGTCTTACCAGCAAGTTTCTTTCGAATTGCATCACTGACTGATGTGCGACCGGTTGAATTGCCAAAACGATCCTTGATGATCGGATTCGTGTCATTGTGCGCTTCGAATATTGGCGCTAGATCGTCCATTGATGTGATTACACTCTCATTGTTGAAATCACGTGCCTTGCCAGTGACAGCAGCATCACGGAAAGGCTTAGCCTTTGGTTTGCTCTTTGATGTCTTGCGGTGATGGAGGATCGTTGCTGCATCGTTGACCTGATCGGCGTACTTGTTGTATGCGCCGACGCCTTTGTGCATCTGATCATGGAGTTTTGAAGCCTCACCAGCATCCTTGATGATGTAGTGAAGTTCTGCGTCACTCTTTTCGTGGTATGGGTGACCCTTCAGCGGCATTCTGGCTTCGTTCATAGATTCGTGCATGTGCTTGAAATTGATCACATCACCCTTTGAGTTCAGTTGGATACTATGGACGTTGTGCGCCTTTTCGGTATGATGAATAGCGGCGTTATGTGTGTATCCGGCAAGACGCATACTGCTTAGCGTCTTCTGGATATCCATACGGGTTGCGCCGCTGACACTCTCGGCCATATTACGTGCAAAGTTTGCCATCTTGGCAGCGTGACCTCCAGCCTTCAAACCTTTCTCAATGTCAGCATGGGTGATTGGTTCATCTTCAGACTTACCAAGCCACTTGTGGAATGCTCCCTTCTCGATGTGACCAATTGCTTCGTTCATCTTATAGGTATGACGAAGGTGTTCAGGCATCCTCTTCTCATGTGCCGTCAACTTTGGTGCTTCCATGCCCTTTGGCACACCATAATGGTATGACAGACTGCGATGGAGGTGATTCTTGTTTTCACCTGATGCAGGGGCCATGATACCGTTTGACTGCTCATGTCTGTGCAGGAAGTAATGAGGGTGGTCACGACCGGGAGTATGGTACTGTGTAACGATAACATGACTCTTACCGTGGGCAGGATGCTTGTCAACGTGCTCAGTGTAGTCGTGCTTACCTTCAGGTGTCTTAGGAGCAAGTGGGTTCTGCTTGTGCGCAGTGACCTGATGAACAAAACCATGCGCTGCCAAGGTCTTGTGGTATGGGTTCGTGGTGTGGTCAGCGAACTTCTTGTGCTCTTCTGCACCTTCGTTGACCTGTTCCTTGTGATAGTAGGCACCAAGAGCCATCTTGATACGTTCCTTCTTACTCTTACCAGCGAACTTTGAGTTCTTTGAGTTCACGAAGTCATGGATCCACTCACCAGCAGTTGCTGATGATCCTAATGTTTCTGTAACTGAATCCATATGTTCCTCTGGGATATAACCTTCACGATGTTTGTGATTCCAAACACCAACAATCTTACCTTCTCTTGTCTCCGCTGTAGTGCGATGAGACAACTTGTGGTACTTGAACTTCGAAGCACCGCGTTGATGTGCTAGTGCCAACCAATCAGGATGGTGAGTATGGGTGTCGGACATCTCTACGATGCTTCCCTCACCTTCATAACTCGCCATGATGATCTGTGTGTCCATTGGTGGTCTTTGTGATCCCTGTGATGTCTTTCCGTTCTTGTCCTTGTTTGGTTTACCGATTTGGATAGGTCCAGCCTTGATCCCTAACGATGTGTTAGGTGCGGTCGTTGGCGCTGCTGGACTGATATCCTCTTTCATTAGCGTGGTTGGAATCCGTAGAATCCAGTTGGGCCATGATGCTTAGCAACCGTCTGTCCTAACTTAACCATAGTGCTGTGACGAACACCCTTTGGTCTAGCCTTCATTCCAAGGTCATTGTGGTGAGAAACTGAGTGTGCGTGATGACGCAATTCGTTCTTCACGTGTTCTGGATAGTGCTCTCTGTGTATGCCAGAAATGTTGGTGCCATTACCGTCACCGTACTTCTTGTGAGCAGCCTGAACAAGTTCTGAGTGCTTACGTGAATGCTCAATACCCTTCTTGAAATGTTCACGGGCTGCATGTAGATCAGGACGAGACATTAGGTCGTGTTCAGTTACTTCCACAACCAACTCGCCGCCATGTTCAACTGATTCATGGAAGTTTCCTGCTTCCATCTCTGCACGATGATGCTTCTCCCAGTGAGCAGCCGCCTCATGGCGGGTTGCAGGTGAGAATGCATGATGCCACTTGCTGTGTGGGTCACCATGTTCATGGTGGTACGACTGAGCGGCGCGGTCGGCGTGGTACTTCCACAACTTCTTTGCCTTCTCTGAATCGTAGATGCCCTTCTTGTACTTTCTCTCAAGGTTCTTGGCGACTGGAACGTGGCTTGAGTGGTAAAGATGTGAATCGTTGTCGGCGTGAAGAACTAGTTCATGTGCGCCATGCTCATCGTGTCCTTCGTTGATCATTTGACCGTCATAGATGGCGTCTAGGTCTTGGTCTTCCTTAACCAATGGCTTCAATGTCTGATGTGGCCAATCGCCAACTTTCAATCCGTGTGGGCCAGCATAGTCACCACTGACACCGCCCTGAACAGCATGACCCTTGCCGTATGCAAGAATACGATGCGTTGGATAACCGTGCTTTGTTGCATAAGCATGAGCGTGTTCTGGTGTCTTGAAGTAGTATGTGCTCTTATGAAGAATCTTACCATCAGCATCATGCTTCTTGGCTTCGTTTACAACTTCTTCATTGACGTTGCATGCCTTCTTCCAAATCTGATGGTTGAATCTTGGATTCTGTGCGGCAAAGATGTGTGCGTGATGATCTGCCAATTCCTTACGCTTTGCAGCATCTGGATGCTGGGCAATGATAGAAGCAACCTGACGGAAGTGCTTTCTGGTTGGACCACCCTCTACAATGAGGCTATCGATTTCTTGGTCGGTGACAATAGATTCCTTAACGCCATGTTCATGTGAACCATGTGGCCAAGTTGGGTTTGATTCTGCTCTACGAACGCGCTGATCCAATCTGCCATTCTTCTTAACGGCAAATCTAGTGTTTTTCAACCACTCATGATCGTCCTTATGTTGTGGCATATATTTGCTGCCATCTGGACGTGACTTGTTTGCCCATTCTGGTTTGTGTGTACCAGTATAACGGTGAACATAGGCCCTTAGCACATGGTTCTGATCCTCTGGATGCAGTTCGTGACCATGCTTCCATACTGGAGTTTCATTCAACTCCCTTTTGATCTCTGATAGATACTTTGCCATGTTACTTCCTCATTCTCTTGCGCAATTCAGACAACGGTGTGCCTGTTGGTTTATACTCAGATGTCAATCCCAATGAGCCTGATGGGACGCCGCCCATCTTGCTGTCGAAGAAGTTTGGAGGTGGGCTGGCACCCTTAGCTGGCTTGTCCTTGTCGGTCTTTGCTGCCTTAGCTGCCTTTACTTCCGCATCCTTAGCCTTCTTCTCTGATCTCTTCTTAGATTCCGGGTCGCCACCATGGGTTATATCCACCGATAGTGATTCGGAACGTGTTGTCTTGATTGGTTTGAGAACCTTAGCCATAACAGTGGCTGGGTTCTCGGTAGGAGAGCCGTTGTCAGTGACATTGATGTTGCCACGACTATTGTCCACAGCTGTTGCGGTATAGGTCTCGAACGCATGGTTGAGACTACTATTATATTTAGACGATTCGGTTGTTTGCTTGCGGCGTAGAACCCAGCGATTGCCATCCTTTACACGCTCGAATCCCTTGATGTTGGATTGATGCGACTGGGCTGGTGCGGGGGCTGCTGGTGGAACACGTGGGCCGCTCATGTGCTTCACGTAGTCTTTAGTGGTCTGCGTTTCGAGGAAAGTGCTGACTTCTTGACTCAATTCGGTCAACCAGCCTTTGACTTCCTCTGATAGGGTACCTACCTGTGCTGAGTTATCGAAGAGCCAGAAGGGCTTGAAGGTCTCAGAATACCACTTTAGACATTGGGTAGCCTGACCATACTTCTCCTTGCGCTGGGCTTCTGTGAAGGTCTTAGACCCCTTCTGGAGACGTACATCATTACGCTGCTTAGAAACGGCATCGGTCGTATAGACATACAACATGCTGGTCTCATATCCCATGGCTTCAAGCACACGGGTGCATGTGCTGATAGCGGATGCGCGCTCAGCATTACCGTTGACGATTATGGATTGGTGAGAATCAACCTCGTAGAGGTCATTCTGAGTGGAGATGGCGGTGTAGAGTTTGTCGAGTGACAACTCAACTAGTTTGTGCTCTCCAAGCACATTGCGCAACAGGAAGTCCTTACCGGAACCGGGCGCACCAACAAGAAATATGACTTTTGACATGGTTCTTACACTGTGAAGAACACCCGGCCTTTCGACCGGGGTTTTGGGTTAAGGAAGGATTACAGTTTTGAGATGACGGTGTTAGCAACGGCTGCCACTACTGCGGCTTCGGCCTTTGCGACTACTGGTGCTGCATCAGCCTTGGCACTGCCCCACTGCTTGGTTACAAAGGCGAATACCTTTGGGCAAGCAACTGTTACAATGGAACCGGCGACTGCGCCGACTAATGTATTAAGAGATAGAAATAGCATGTGTGTAAACCCTCGATAGGTTGTGTTGATACATGCCCTTATTTATCTAACTGATGTTGTTCAACATTAGATCTAAAGAATAGATTGGTCTGAACCCAGTATCCGTGCGTAAACGCATCGTGTTCATACGGAAACTGGTGGTCTGGACCCTCTTGTGGAAGTCCTTTGGAGCGATGAAATTGATGTTACCTGTATACCCGATTCGATCCCTAACGTAATAGATGTGATCGATGAATAGGCGGTGATCTGGATGACCAACATTGTAGATATTGTTTATTTTACCATTTCCCATGAGCAACTTGGTGGCATGACAGACATCTGACACGTGCATGTAGTTACGAAAGAAACGACCCTCACCATAGATGTCGATGTCTTCTTGACGCTGCATCTTGCCGATGAGGTACTGAAGGGCGTTCTTCTTTGCTGAGGGTGTGTCACCGGGGCCTACGGTGTTGCAGTAGCGAAGGATGCGGTACTTCAGGTTGAAGGTATCACAGAAGGACATGACCAACTGTTCGGCACAGCGCTTGGTGATGGAATAGAAACCCTGTGGGTAGCATCCAAGATTCTCGGTCACTTCGTCGTTTCCATGTTCGCCGTAAACGAACCAACTTGAAGCAAAGTTGAAGATCCCATCTGGAGTGTTGTTCTTGAATGACTCCAACCCTTCTGTCAGAGTGAGCAGATTGGTCTTTACGTCCAGTGTGGGATCTTCAAATACGTTGTAGTTGTGAACCGTGCTGATCAACCAGAGGGTATCAGTCCCTTCTACTGGACGGCGGTTCCAGCGTTCACGAACATGGATCTCGTTATCGTGGCCGTATTCCTTGACGAAATTGGATCCAATGAATCCTGTGCCACCAAAGAGTGAGATCCCTTTAGTCAACATCGCTCGTAAATCCCATGCTTGTCTTCTCATCCCGTTCACTGGATGACTTGGCACGGTTCATCAACTTGAGGCGGTGCATGACTACTTCGAAGTCGTGACCCAAGCATTCGACAGAGGCGATCAGTTCGCGCAAGTGCGCCACTGACATTCCCTTAGTCTGATCGACCCACTTGGCCAGTTCCTTGATGTTGTTAGCCAGACGTGGTGACTTCTTGGTGAGGTAGAAGGCACGGGCTTCGGCCGTTGGCATGTCGATCTTGATGATCTCATCGAAACGGCTAGGACGGTTGATGAGACGCTTATCCAGCATCTCTGGATAGTTAGTTGTAGCGATATACACTACGTTGTCGATCTGCACTTCACCGTCAAGAAGAGCCAACAATTGAGCCTCACCATATTCCTTCACAATGGCATCCAAATCTTCTAGGATGACTACCACTGGACGGACTGGTTCAATCTTTCGTAACATCTCAAGTGCCTTGGAGGTGGCATTTGGTGATTCAGCGAAGAGGGCTAGACCGTCACGGGCTACTATATCGCGGCTGAGTAGTTGGAGCAGACTGGTCTTACCAGAACCGGGAGCACCCCACAGGAGTAAACCACGCTTCCATAGAAACTTGTGCGCACGGAACGCTGCTTCCTTCTCCCAGAAAGACTGGATGCCCTTGAGTACCTTCTCGCAGTTTCCATCAGGGAGGATCATGAGTTCATCCAACTTCACATCCTTGCTTTGGAAGAAGATACCGCGCTGATGGTGTTGTTCGATAGCGTAGACACCGGCTTCCAACTTATCGATGGTGGAACCCATGGGGAAGAAAGCAGGACTTTCGTTTGAATAGCACTTTAATGCGCCACTGGAACCTGTGCTTGGTTCACGGTGACCGTCATAGCGGTCACTGTCAGAAACCTTTGTACCAGCGATCTGTGCGAATTCGGCCAATCCGGCATCGCCGCCTTTTGCTGATTCTGAGGTTTGTTTGTTCATCAGGTACTCCACTTGATTAAAACACTTTCGATATACTTGAACACTTCGTCCGTATAGTGCGGTGGGCACCCGACAAAGAATACAGTCTTCAGGACCTTATTAGCCTCTGGATACTTCGCTGCGTCGTCCAGATGCTTGTAACCACCGTGCAACAAAATGTTGCCTGCAAAATAGTTGCGCGTCTGGATCTTGTTATCTTCAAAGAACTTGACTAACTCGGTCTTCACCGATGGCTCAGCAACGATAGGTACCCCAAACCAACATGGGTCAGCACCACGTAAACTACTCACCACTC